CAAGGTCTGCGAGACCTTGCCCGCACCGAGGTACGCCGAACCCGCCGAGAAGATGCTGTTCGTTGCCGAACTCGGCCCGAGACCCTTGCTCGAGTAGAGCGTCGAGTCGAACGACCAGTAGTGCCCTCGGCCGAGAACGAGATCACGGAACGCGCGGGCATGCACGTCGTCTTGCGGCGCCAGCGAGAGAGACCATTTCGACTTGGTCACCCTGCGATGCACGAGCATCGTTCCGTCGACCGCGCGGCGTGACGTGCCCATCTCATCCGTCTTGATCCTGCCGCCGGCCGGAATCGAACAGGGCACAACGATGCCGTTCAGCGCGAGAAAGTTGCTCATTTCTTCCTCGGGTAGCGACCAGGCGCAACAGGGTTGCTGGTCATGAGGAACCGCTGACGAGCTTCACTCGCGATCTGTGAGTAGTGACCCGAGCCGCCGCTCGAGCTCGTACCAACCGCCTGCGTCGCCGCCAACTCGGCGAGCGCAACCTTGAAGCCCTGCGGCACATTCAGAAGCTGCTGCGAGACCGTGTTCGCGGTGTTCCCGAGGTTACCCAGCGCCGCGGCGGTGTCGGCCGATTGGTTCTCGAGGGTGCCAATGGCGCCGAAGGGGTCGTTCAGAAAGTTGAGTGCGAACTGATCGGCCGATGCCTTGTCGGCCTCGAATTGAGCCGAGGCGGAATCAACCCCGCCTTGGTTGTTCCCGAGCCCGGTAGCGCGATCGATCCAATCGATCAGCATGTTGAAGCCGAGCGCGATGCCATCAACGGCCACCTTCAAATACATGAAGGCGATCACGAGCGGCGACAACGTGAGGCCCATCAGCTTGAAGAGCGGATCGAGGATGCCACCGATGATCTGAATGAGCGGCCCGAGCGTGCCGGCGACTACCTGAAGCGCAACGCCGACTACCTCGAAGATCGGCGCGATGCCTTTCAGAATGACGCCGAGCAGCGTGAAGACCGGATTGAGAACCTGGTGAATCGCCTTCGCAATGCTCTCGATCGCACCCATCAGAGGTTTGAGCCCGCTGAACAGGTCGCCCAACCCCTTCGCCATGTCGTTCAGAGCCATCTGGAACTGACCGTTCCCGATGTTCATGATCTCGGTCCAGCCCTTGGCCGAGGTGACGAACTGCATGATCACCGCGATCATCGCGCCCCAGACGCCGCCTTGCTGGAAGCCTTGAATGCCCGCGCTGATCGTCTGACCAAGCTTGCCCGTGTTCTGGATAAATGAGTCGCCGAGCATCTTCAGCGCGCCCATCGTCTTGGTGATCTCTTCCTCTTTGATCTTCGACAGGGCGTCGGCCGCTTCTTTGGCCTTCTCGGCGGTTTCGCCGGACTGAAGCGCAAGCAGCTTGAGGTTTTCGGCCGAGTCGAGCGCCGCACGCGCGGCCTCGTACTGACCCGAACCAGTAAATTGCGCCGCCTTCAGCTCCATCATCTTCGCCGCGGAAGAGAGCTGCGCCTGTTGCTGCAGCGCGGCGGATTCCTTCTTCAGCGCGTCATCGAAGCTCGTGAAGCCCTGTGTCATTTGGGCCCAGACAGCCGTCTGCGGCGCGCCGATGTTGTTGTAGTCGCGCTGCTGTCGGGCGAACCCGAAGCCGCGCTGAGCGTCGCCGAGCGCGTTCGCCCGAACTTCCGCCTGCCCGGCTTCCATCATCTTCAGCACTTCGGGATTCATGACTGACGGCGCGTGCGCGCCCGCCTTCGACGTCAGTCCCATCTCGTCCATCAACTTCGTGAGGAGCGCCCTGAACTGCTTGACGATGTCACTTCCCTCGGCCTGGATAGCCTTCCCGGCCTGCAAGGCGAGCTGACCGAGCGCGTGGGGATCCTTCGCAACGTTCGCGGTCGCGTCGATGGCCGTGTACATCGCCTGCTGCTGAATCCCAGCCATCGGATTCTGCTTACCGGGCATCGCGCTCTGGATCAGAAAGAACAACGCGATCATCGCCTTCGCCTTCGCAGCGAAGTCATCGATCATGCCGCTCCAGAGGCCGCCGAGGAACGAGACGAACGAAGTCCAGTACCCGGAGATCTCCGTGATCACCTTCCGCATGACCTCTTGGATCCCGCCCCAATCCCGGTTCCACGCCTCACGCAGCAGCACGACCGTCGCGATGATCGCGGCGATGCCGCCCGCGATCAGCAACAGAGGGCCCGCGCCGATCGCCCCGACGGCGGCGCCGAATGCCAGAAAGCCCTCGCCCACCGCGACGACCGAGCCCGCGAGCGCAGTGAAGACTGAAGCGATACCGCCGGCCATGACCATGACGGCTTGGAAAATCGCCGCCGTCCCCTTCAGCAGCGCCATAAGCCGACCGAACACCAGCGCAGCGGTGCCGACCTTGGCCGCAATCACAATCCAATCGGCGATGTGCTGCTTCGTCTGCGGCGAAAGGCCGGCGAGATAGTCGGCCACGTTTCGCAAGCTCTGGCCCATTGCATTGAGCGCGGGCACAGCGACATGCGCGATTTGCACCCCGAGCGTCTGCGAGGCCAGGGTGAACCCCATGAACGACTGATGCGCGACCGGATCGAGGCTCTGCACCTTCGACACGATGCCGAGGACGCTCGCCGTGATGGCCGCGCCGACCCCAGCGAACTCGTTCGAGACCTTCTTCGCGCGCTTGGCGAACCTCTCGATCTGCTCAGCGCCGTTCTGAAGGCCTTGTCCGAGGCCATCAGTCTTGGCGCTGAGCAGAACGTAGAGATCGCCGACCTTCAGTGCCACGCGACGTCACCTCTTGCCGCGTTTGTGCGCGGCGTCTTCGTAGGCCTTTTTCCGTTCATCCGCCCTGAGCTCAAGGAAGGCGACCCAGTAGACGAGCTCGCGGTACGGCATTGCGTCGATCTCAGAGAGTGTCTTGTGCAGAGCGAAACCGACCTCGAGGCGACACCTCAGCTCGGGGTCGGAGCGGAGTTTTTTCTCGCGTCCGAGAGGTCGACGTTCAGCTTCCGCATCGCCGCCGCCGCCATCTCGTCGAACCAGCCGCCCGCCGGCTGCGCGAGGAGCGTGTCGCGGTCGGCATCATCGAACGCCTTCTCGCCGTCTTCGGTCCGCGCGGTCGCGATCACCGCCTCCACCTGCAGGCGGGCAGTGTCGACGACGACGGTCTTCTTCTTGGGGTCCTCGGGGTCATCGACGATCTTGCGCGCGGCGTCGAGCACGAGGGCGCGATCGGCGACCGTGGGCTGCTGAACGACGACCGTCAGCGGCTGCCCGTCGTCGAGAGTGAGGGAGAGCGTCTCTTTGCTGAAGTTCTTCTGCGCACCAATGGTGCGAGCGCGAAAACTGTCTCGATTCGTCGTCATGTTGATCAGGTTCCCCAGTTTGGAATTGCCGCGTTGAACTGCCCTGCGCCATACGGCGCAAGAGTGGTGAACTTCACGCTGCCCTCGAGCAGCGCCTTGTCGGTCTTCTTCTCGGTGCCGGACTGCTCGTAGATCCAGCCCCGCCAGATGTCGGTCCCGCCGCCCGGCTTGTACTCGAGCAGAACCGGTGTCCCTGCGCGGAGCAGGTCGCGCAGGATCTTCACGCCGGCGCCGGGATCGTTGTCGGTCTTGAGCTTCGCAAGGGTCATGAATTCGCCCGACGCGTCGCTCATGCCTTGGATGCGCGTCTTCCACGAGGTGCCGAACACGGTCGTCTCGAGCAGATCGTTCATGTCATCGAGGGAAGTCTCTTTCGCCTCGATGATCGCGACGGTCGGAATAAAGTTTCCCGACACACGGCAAACCGCACTCGCGCCCTGGTCCGAGGCGAACGTGACCGTCCCGAACATGTAGTCGACCGTGTAGAGCGATGGGTTGACGGTCGCGAACGGCGACGCGCCGCCGCCGTCGGGGTCGACTTCGACGTTCAGCGCGACGGCTGGATCCCAGATCCGCTTCGTGGAGTCGGTGATCTGATAGACCGTGTTCGCCGTGAGCTTCGTCGTCGCTTCCTGCGTGAACGCGGTCGAGGTCCCGCCCATCTTGAGCGTCGTCGCGTTGCTGTTCGTGGGGGTTCCCATGGGTCAGGACCTCGAGCGTTGATGGTTAGACGTCGGTCGGAGCGCCGTTGAAGCTGAGCTCGCACGAGAACTCGGTCTTCCCGCCGGTCGTATCCTTCAGGACGAACTTGCCCACCTTGCAGGGGACCTGAAAGCCCTTCAGGGTCGACCCCGCCGACGGATCCACCTGAATCGTGATGAAGACATCGGCGCCGCTGCGCTTCGACGTCTTCAGGAGGATCATCGGGGCGTTGGCCGCGATGTAGTCGCCGGCCAGGTGAACGGTCCCGTCCCCGAGACCGACGATCCGAGTCTTCCAGGCCGAAGCGGAAGCGCCCTTGAAGTTCGTCGCCTCGAGAAGCTCGGCGATTTCTTCGTAGCTCGCATCATTGAGCCCGTCGATTTCGTCAGGCGCGCCCGCCGCGGTGTTGTCCGACCGCGCGTAGATCTTCGTCTTGTAGCCAGGAACGGCCATCGTCTCGTCTCCTTACGATTTGAATCGGCAGTCGACCCCAATGGTCCAGCCGGGTACGTCGTGATCGTCGGTGCCCAGCGGCACCGGTGCGGCGTCGCGCAGCAACACCGAGTAGTAGGGGCTGATCGTCGCCATCTGGAGCGCGTCGCTGACGGATCGCGCGAACGCGAATCCCTCTTGCGGCTTGTCTTTCTCGCCGCGGACCAGAATGCTCAGCTGGAACTCGTGATCGCTTGAGGTCGCGCCGAAGTAGGGGTTCGGCGGCGGGCCGCCCGCGGGGCGCACGAAGACCGAAGGCAGAACCGCTTCCTCGGGAATCTCTCCGTGCCCAGCCAGTGCGAACAGATTCGATCCAAGCGTGAGTCCAAGGCTCGCACCCGCGAGAAACGTCGCAACGTCGGCCGCGGCGTCTGGAATCGGCGAGGCCATCAGCCGAGCGCCTCGCTCACCGCCGCTTCGATGGCCTCGCCCATGCGCTCACCGAAGCCCTTGCTGAACGCGTTCGCGGTGCGCTGAAGCCACGGGTTGTATGAACGCGGGACCTTGTCGCCGCCGTGGAATCCCTCGTGCTCGGCCGCGGCATAATCGACGGCGTAGCCGACCGTCGCCGCTGCGTTCCCTGCGCGCGTGAGTCCTGCGTCAGCAAATGAGCTCGCTACGAGATCGCCCGACTCGTGAGGCGCCGCCCCGTCAGCCGCGGCCCGGAGCGTCGAGGCTTCCTCCTCGAGCACGGGAAGAAGTGCCTGTGCAACCGACTTGTCGCCGAGCCGCTTCAGTTTGCGGAACAGCGCCGACGGATCCGAAACCTCAATCTTGCATTCGACGCCGTCACCCATTCCCCCATCAAATGGGGGTGAATCTCGCGAATGGTTCGCCCGCTCACATGACGTAGATGCGCCTGAATCGCTTCA